CTATATCAACAGGTAGTTTCTTCTGGTTCAGTAAGTACCCGGCTAAGGATGTGGCTGAGTTGTTACGCTCCCCCTTGGACGCACCCTCTAGTATCAGCTTAGATACCCACGGCTCCTCATTGGTGGTGGGGGTGGTCACCACTGTCTTGGTAGGTGGATCGAACATGGGCATCTTGGGTTCCAGCCATATAGGTAGGGGGTGCAAGATGTCATCGTCCGTGTGGATCAGCCAGTCATAGGTGTCTCCGCTGACGTGGAGCGAGGGAGGGGCTACCACATAGCCCCCCTCTCCCTTGGTATCTATCCCTGTGCCTATATGTGAGGCGGTGCTACGGTACTTGGTACCGTTGGTCTGGAAGTAGTAGTGTTCACCACCGCTGCCAGTGGATACGGCCAGGGTGTCTACCGCTCCGTGTATATCTTGTAAGTCTCGCCATTCATCTAGCCCCGGCAGGTCTATGTCTACCACTACCAGGCCATGCTCTTGCCCTGTGACTATGCCTATGTTGGCATCTGGCCAACGCTGCCACCATTGATTGATATCCTGGGGGTTGCGGCTGGCATCGTGCAGCCCACGCTGAGTGCGGGGGTGCTTGCCGATACTCTCGCACTCAACGTTGGAACAGCTACACCCACCAGCTTCGGTGGGTGTATGGACAGGGAATACCATCCAGCCTCGCTCGACATACTCAAGGGCGGCTATCTCTAACTCATTCATCTCTACTCCTCATATGGGGCCGACCTCCGATCGGCTAAGGGTCGCTTCAATCTCGTTGATATCCGCAGACAGGGCAGCGAAGTCGGCACTTCGCTCCTACCATTTGGGCACCACAGATATCACATATTACAGTATCATCCATCGCTCCGCGCCTTCTCCTTTTCAGCTTTCTCTGCCTCTCTCACGCTGTCTTGCCATTTGTATATGGGTACGGCGCAGTCGAACACCCCGCCCAGGCGATTCAGTTCATCACTGTCTATGGTCTCCACCTTCCACGGATCCATACCCTCTGAGTATTCTCTGGGTATCTGTACCAAGTATCCCCTCACTGGGAAGTTCTCGGTGTGTTCCATTGCCTTGTAGATATCCGGGTTTGTGTACTGGATGGAATGGAGAGCGGCGGCATAGGCCGCTAACTGCATACGTCCCTCGGCATACAGACCACCCGTCTTCCAGTCCCATATCACCAGTTCATCAGACCTATCAAGGCCGATGCCATCCACCGTACCCGCATAGTAGATACGCTGGAGCAAGGCATGGGGAGATAAGGTTATAGAGGGGTACTTAACCTGGAACACTGGTATCTCTATGGCTATGGGGGTGATGCCCTCATCACGTAGCCATGCCTGCCCTGCCTGGACCACACGGGTCAGGTCGTCAGGTATATCCACGCTCTCGTTGCCAGTGAGCAGCTCCTTCAGCACGTCATGGGCACGGCTACCGAAGTCCTTTATCCTGCTGCTCTCCTTCTCAAAGGCAGACCTGCCTTCCTCTGCGGTGCGCATCATCACCATCTGTTGGAGTACCGACTTCGCAGCAGGTGGACTGTTCTCTGATGCCACCTCTGCTTGCAGCTTGGTTATCTCCTTGCCTAGATCGAGGCCAGCAAAGGCCGCTTGTATGTGGTTGTACGTCTCCCTCTTAGCCCACCCGACCAGACGATGGGTCTTATCCCCACCCATAGCGTCGAGTATGGTGGTCACCGAGGGGACAGCCTTGGTTGCTATCTCTTTGTCGTCTTCGTACAAGGTCACGTCATAGGTACGCCTCTCCTTGTACAGTGCATCGCTCTTGCTTTTGCGCTTGGGCTTGGTTGCCTTAACTGTGTATGTAAACATCATTCTCCTAAATGTCATAGCGGCGGGGGCCGTACCCTCTAGGAGAGAGGTGACCCCCATTAACTTCCTTGTCTGACGACACGGTATGCCAACCGTTACAAATGCCGAATGGATTACCCAGCCATCATCATGTGCACCCCGGCAAAATACAAAATCCGGGGTGCCCTAGTGCAATAGGGTGATGGCGACACGGCCCACGTGGATGTCACACCACGCCAACTGTTGTGCCCTGGTTGGGAGGAAGTACCGCTAGGTTAACTACTTGTTGACTTCTAGCACCGTTTGCATGATCTCTTCTAGTGCCTTTGCTATCCGCTCTTGGATCTCGTTCCCTGTAGTGATAGCACGGCGGATCTCTTCAAGGCTCTCGTTCATATCTTCCAGGTTAGCCATTGAGCGTGTCATGCTATTTATATCGGCCATATGTCCTTCTCCTCGGGTATGGGTTGGTTGTATAGATCCTCGCCTGATCTGGTTACGCCGCATTGACAGCGGAACCATGTATCATCCTCATTCCGACGGTATGCATACCAGTGATGGGGGCCTGATGGCTCCATCACCTCATGTGGTTTACATATGTACTCGCCGTAACTCATGATCGTTCCTCCACACCCACATCAGAGGTGAGGATAGACTCTTGCAGGTAGTCCTCATCGTCAAGGTTATCCTTGAGGCTGAGGATCGTAGAGTTCCAGCGGTGGACTATGTAGTCCACGTAGTCCATGACCTCGGGTAGGGTCTTGCCACCTACCATGTCGGCGTACTTGATGGCCGCCTCGGTAGCGTGCTGGCATTGGAAGGACAGTTGCACCGCAGGGGAGTCGGGCATCTTGTATGCCTGTGCCTTGCTCGGACCAGCCCCATTGGAGGGGCCGTGCGTCTGCACCGCCTTCGCTTTATCTGCCTCAGTGATGACCGGATCCGATGGGGCCTCGTTATACTCAGCCTCAGTCACCTTGGTCATGGCATCTATGTTCAGGTATGGGAAGTCAGCATTGTTCTTGTTGGGGGTCTCGCTGTACATGACGTTCACGTAGTCCCCCTCTTCTAGGTTGGCGACCAGTTCTTTCTGGAACGCCCCGAAATATCGGGATCCTAGTGAGCCCCCATCGTTTATCTTGACGCTGTACTTCTTGTTGCGCCCCGATGTAGCTCTGCCTTCTTTGTCCAGTTCTTCGATATATCCGACTATACTAGGCATCTTAGCCCCCTTCATTTTTTATGTGCTCGGTGACGTGACAGTCCCGGCACATGCATATAAGCATTGATATGTTGTCGTAGTTATCTACGAGACCTGCCCCTTGTTCGTGGACTTGCATGTCTCTGAGCACCACGGGTGCACCACATTGGCGGCACACCCGTCTGTTGTTCTCATACACGAACTTACGGATAGCGGGGGGAGCAGACACCAGTTGTTGTATCCGTTGCTTGCTCACCCCGTACTTCTCCGCTATCTCCGTGAATGTTTGGCACTCTACAAAGGCCAGCCTAAAGGCGGTCTCTCTGTCGATTCTCCGTGCCTTGGTATACATGGTTACTCCGCTTGGATGGGATGCGGGTACATCTCTCCGAAGTTGGCAGGTTCGTTGGTCATCGCATTAGTAGGATCGGGCGTCCACCGTAGCACCTCTCTCTGTTCGCCCTGTGCCCATATATTCCAGCCCTTCAGGACGAGAGCAGGCATCTGCCCTGCTGCCAGCCTATGAGTTTGGTTGCCCCGGTGTTCGCTATTCATGCTGTGGAACAGTCGGCTGCGCAAGCTGATCAGTACATCATTGGTCTGGGTATAGATACCCTGGGCTAAGCGTCTGAAGAACTCAGTCACCAGATCCGCACGACCAGGGTTCACGTTGGATATAGCATAGTGGCACCATGCGAATTCACCCAGGCTACCTAGACCCTTGAGTCCAGGCATATCCTCAACGAATTTCACTGAGTCCTCTATCCGTGGATGGGTGTGTAAGTGGGCCAGGATGTTGGTGTTATCTACCCGGCGGAGACCCTCACGGATACGGTTCCGTTGGCGTGAACCAGGCAGATAAAGGTTCTCGTACTGCCATTGCAGGGCTAGGGCACGTCCAGTCGCCACCGGGTTATGTACGGCATGTATCTGAAGGACATGGGTGGTAGTACGAGAGGTGCCCGTATCCACACGGGCCAGGTACTCTTCAGTGCAGTTGCGTCTGATCATGACTGGCACAGCTACATCGGCTTCGATGATAGCCTTGCACCGATTGTTACCATCACGGAGTAGGCCACGCTGATCGAACTTGAAGCTGTCGATATCAGCTATCCACAACCCTTCAAGGATGTCGTAGAACAGGCGGTCTATGACAACCTGTTTGAATTGACGGGCCTTGATACCAGATACCTTATCTATGGTTGCAATGTAAGCCTTGGCCAGCTCGGGGGTGACCGTCTCTATGGTCAGGTTCTCCATTAGCTGGACACATTCGGGGATCTTAGCTATAGTAGCCATCGGGTTTACCTTCCTTCTCTTCTTGTATTTGGATGTTGTCTAACCATTCATCTACTACGTAGTCGGCTACCTTGTCTCGGGCTCTACACCCAGGACATAAAGGTAGCCTTCTACTTTTTACGGCGACATAGGTATGTCGGCAATTCTCGCAGAATATATCCATCGCTCCTCCTCTTTGTTAAAGATTAGCATCCTAGAGACCACTTGTCAATACTTAGTATCGGTTCCGGGGCCGTTGCCTATCTCCCCCTAGGTAGCCAACAAGATGCTCTGCCTTAGCTCTGCCTGCACACGGTTCCAGCGCACCAGCAGCTCAGATCGTGTGTCTACTGGCACCTGCTCCATCAGCGTGGCGAAAAGCTCGGCAAGCTGACGTGACATTATCTGACACTGGGATGTAACCTTGATCAGGGCACCCCCTATCTCCAAGCCCTCTCGCTCCAATACCTCTTGTGGCAGGGTGGCTATGTGTTGGATCCGTTGCATCAACTCCGTGGTGTTGGGGAAAAAATCTTCTTCACTCATGGTTAATCCTCCTCTATTAGGTCGTCGTCCAACCTCTCCATCTTGTGCTTGAACGCTGTCTCCACCAGGGTCAGTGCCTCATCCCTATCCATGACCCACCGCCCACTGTCGTAGTAGGCGGTAGAGTTAAGGACATGGAGTACCCCCTGCATCAGCGGATACAGGGGGTGCATGGTCAGTGGGTCACGCTTCGGATCGTAGGTCATCATTGGCTCCTCCGTTAGTAATCTCTGGCCTTTGCCTAGTCCCAGGCCCACACCGCACAGCTCAAAATGTTCGGAGCACATGTTAGCCCACGGCCCCATGACAGTTTGGCCATCAACATACGCTGGGATATTCTCACCTGATACCTTGCACATATCGCAGTCTGGTATCTTATCGACTACCACCCATGTATCAGCCATTACTTCTCTCCTGTTACTGTCGGATAGATTTCCTCTAGGTCGTGGGCGTAGGCTTCTGGCCCTACGTCTTGGTAGAATTCGTAGCACAGGTCACACATGGACACGGGCTTATCTTCCTCATCCTTGAAGTCCTCACGGACGATGAGGTCGTCGGGTAACACTGGCTCCCCACAGAAGTGACACTCCACCGGGTAGATATAGACCCCGGTAAGGGGGTCCAGTATGGGTAGATCTAACGGGTCGATGTCCTTGTTAGTCAACAAGCTGTTGACTGTCTCTTCCGTCTTGGAATACCCGTGGTGCCAGGAGTATTCGTAGTCCTTACCCCCGTAGGCAGAGGTAACGCCACCGCTGTATGTATAGGGTCGGGGCTTGTACTTGTAGCTTCCGTTGCTGAACTCCCACCCCTCTTCCTTCTCGAAATCTCCCATGAGATAGGTGGTATCAGCGTCCATGATCATGAACTTACTGTGCAAGGCTGAGGCCATCAGTTGACGCATGGCCTTAGTCTTATACGGCAGCTCAGTGAGCACGTCCCTCACGAATACATGGGTATCCGAGAACTCCTTATCACCATAGCCAGGGATGATGCCGTTGTGTACCAGGGCAGCATTGGTCTTAAGCTTGGTCTGCCCCAGAGTGGAATCTTTCTTGGATATGGGGAACGGGTGGCACATGGCCTTGGATGTGGTACCCGACGTCCCGATACGGAAGTGGAAGATGACTTCCTGCTTGTTGATGATATCGAGCTTATCTAGTACCGCATCCCGGAAGGATTCCCAGGTCATGTAGCCCTTGAAGATCCGCACCTTACCGTCGGCCCGGTACATGAACCCGGCACCGTCGTCGTTGCCATCGAACGAGTTCTCTAACCAACCCCAGGATTCCTCGTCCAGTTTTACCTTGGGTTGTTTGCGACATATGATACACATATTGTGTCTCCTAAATATATTACTAGATGCACATCTAGTGAGTAGCACACTATCCCCCCTTTAGGGGGGGATAGGTGTGCTAGTTGATTGTTGCCGTATAAGCATTGATGGTTTGTTGGTATAGGATATCGGCAGCAGCTATGGTGTCGGCTATCACCAACCGTTCGTGGCTCAGTTGCAGTAGCTCGTCGTTCATGTACCGCTTATCTAGTGCTACGGCGTTTGCTGGAGACCAGCTGTGCCTCACAAGTTCCATCTTCTCCCGTATCTCGGGGGTGGTGGCGTAGTCCCACAAGTGGGTGTACTCGTGGCTGGCAGCTTGGGACAGAAGGTCTTCCCAACTCACGTGGCCCAGGTGGGTGATGTCGAACTCCATGCTCATGTCGATCAGTAGCTTGGTCAACTGCATGGTAGCCATGAACGTGTCGTACCTGAGTGTGCTGCGCCACAGCCTGAACTCAAGGGTATCCCGTGGCCGTGTGTTGACTGCCGTGTACTTCTGTTGGGTGAACTTGGATACGGACTCATTGCCACGTTTGATCAGGTCGAAAGCCAGGTTGGACATGCAGTCATTACACCCATTGTTACCACACTCGCACCGTCTCACGTCGGGTACGAACATGTGGTTGGGCAAGGCCCACTGGGTCATGGTCTGCTCGGTACGCCGTGAGAAGGCGAACAACTCAGGCCATAGACGCCACATCAACATGACTAGCTTAGCCAGGGTATACTCTTGCTCGGCCTTGCTGATACCCAGACCTGTCCTCGATACGTGGATGTGTAGGCCAGCGGTATCGGTGTTATGCCCGAACAACCTGTTGTCCCTGGCTGCGTCCATGATGCTGCGCCACGGCATGGTATCCATGTGGAATTGTAGCGTGGCCGGGTTAGATACTATCTCGACACCGTTACGGAGTGACCCGTCCTCTTTGAAGTAGAACAGACCCATATCATCCACGTTCTGGCTACGCTGTATGGGTGTGAGGATACGTTGGGCATCCTCAAGGAACGAGTCGATGTCTGGGTATCCAGTGTCTCTGCTCCGGTGCTGGTCTACCTCAAGCTCCACGCCCATGAACAGGGCTTGCCCTGCTCGGGTGTCACCGTGGAATACGAGGTAGGGTGTGAAGCTATAGTTTTGTAAGCGTCCACCACCACCGTTCTGCTCGTATTGGTACTCAGAGCAGTTCTCTTGGTGCATCTCCAGACAGTAGTCACTACACGCATCACAGCACTCACAATACTCACAGTACGCACCGTTATCCCGGTCATAAGAGTCTTGGCACACATCACAGGTGTAGGTGTACTCACTCATGCAGTTCTCACACCAGTTGCCATCACCGAATGAGGTTGTCTCGTCCTCATTCACCGAAATCACACGCTCACAGCGTGTGCATATGCACCGTGGCCTGTCGAAGGTCAGGTATTCGTAGCACACACGGCATAGGGTGTATGTCATGTTGTGGTCGGTGCTCTCCACACGGTACGAGGCGTTATCGTATTCACCGCACCTGCTACACGGGCCACAACGGTGTGTTTGTGTACCAGTCAGAGAGATGGTACGCCCACACCCAGGCTCCCATCTGCCAGTGTTATCGTTGTAGGCGTGGCGGTCGGGACGGCAGTAGAACTGCAAGCCGGGCGTGCTGTGTGTCACCACATCGAAGCAACCCGTCGCTGGTATGACCGTACCACCTGTGGTCACAGCGTCTATCGGTGGTGGTGTCATGGACACGTAGGCATCATAGCCACATCTGTGAGTCCACCCGCCTACCCCTAGGCTATCGTATGTCCTGGCCCAGTTAGTTAGGTGCTCGTTTCGAACGTTCGGGTCCGAAGGCCAGACCCAGTTGAAGTCGTGCGGTTCACTTGAGTGCCTGTTGCTAATGAATATCGTAGGCATAATGCCTTATCTCCTAGTTAGATTTATTTCACTAGATGCACATCTAGTAGATTGCCATTACCTCTCACTCATAGACTCCCATTGCCTGACGATTTCCTCTGGCGTGCGCTTACGAGGGCCAGTCAACACGCCATCACCTGCCTCACAGTCAGGACATAGGTAGTCGTACATCACGCCACCTACATACACACCGTGTTGGCATGTGTCACCTGGATAACATGACCAGCCTTGTGGGTATCTCTCTTGATACCAGTGGTAGCATGTCTCACATAGACGTGTCCTGGTGTGCCCTTCTACATCGGTCTGAGATGTACCGCACGTGGTATGCATCTCTATCTCTTTGTAGTCGTAGTATCCAAGTGGTACTGTCTGGTACCACACCAGCGGTTGTTGGCATCCTTGCATAATCTCTCCTCACTAGATGCACATCTAGTCTCTTGTAGTCCAGTACGCCAGCTCCTCGGAGTAGTCGCACATCTGTTGGAACGTGGGTATGAGTATCGTCCACTTATCTATCCGCACGATGGTGGTAGGCACAGTGTTAGGGTCATACTTAGGGTATGTGCTGAGATAGTTGAACCTAATGACGTCCATGAACGTCATGTTCTTAGGCTCGTGGTCGTTGCAGAAGTAATCCATCCCTGGGTTACAGTCAGGGAAGATGTAGTATTCTTCCAGGTCACCATCACCGCACACGGTGCAGTATCTCTTGTCTCCTTCCATCTGTTCTTTGTGCAGTCTCGGCACATCACGGTAAGGCCAGCACATATCACATAGCCCGTCGTCTATGTGTGTCTGGTCAACAGTTAGGAACGCCTCGCATTTCTGACAGTGGATACGTCTCATGTTTATCTCCTGTATTTTTGATCGTGACTTCTCACTAGATGCACATCTAGTAGAGTGTGATGCGCTCAGCCTGCTGCTTGAAAATCTTTTTCTCTACGCATGGGTTGCAGATGCGTGAGCCAGCGATGAACAAGCCAGGTTCAATGGGTATGCTGTTGTCTATGTCTACCTGCCTACCACATCCCATCATGCACAGTTGGACCACTTTCAACTGTTCTTCTACCTGGGCTGCTTGCCTACCTAGGTTTTCCATGACTGAATCTCCCGCCACTAGATGCACATCTAGTGGTGATGGGTTGAATCTCAACACGTCGTGTTGGCCCATCACTAAACCCCACTAGATGCACATCTAGTGGGGTTGATGTGATAGGTCACGTATCAGTGTATGTACTCACGCTCCTGTAATAGATTGCGCCTCACTAGATGCACATCTAGTGAGGCGTGGGTTTGGATGGAATCTAGGATAGGATGGCCCACTCGTGGCCAGCGGCGCAGGTGTGCAACCCAGCTTCCATTTCCGGTACCTGTTTCCGAGTGATGTAGATGTGCATGCACTCACATCCAAAGTTGACGCGGCTATTCTCGGGTTTGGGCTCAGCGGCTGGACGCTCGACACGTGAGACCGTGAATGCCTTCACGTCAACCTTAAGCTCAGCCAGAATCTCGGCGATACGCGCGCGGCGCGTAGGCGTCAACTTCATTCCAACATAACCAAAGTTGGCCAGCGTACCAGTACCTTTAGCACCTTTGAACTCTAACCCTACCTTAGCCAGTAATCCTCGGAAAGCCTCATTATGCCAACAGCCCGAGCCAACCTTAAGATGTAGCACTCGGGCTACCATTTCAGCGGTCTCGTGGATGATTTGGATAAACAGATTTTCGAGCCAGTCTGGCTGGCTGGTATCGAAATGTTTGGCGTCAATGACTATAGCCCGGTGTGTATCTTCTGCGCCTGCCTGTTGATACTCGGGAGATTTGCGAGCGCAGAAACGGTCTCGGCCTTGGATGCCTGGCACAACTGTTATTCGGTCGATAGTAGCATCTGCGCCTACCATCAACTGGGCTGCCCAGTTGGATATAGTCTCGGACTGGCTGATGGCTCGGGTAAGGCTGGCTGGGCTGACTGTAATCTTTGCGGTCATAATGACACGCTCCTAGTAAATACTCACGGCTGAGCCGTGGCCAGATTCCTACTAGATGCACATCTAGTGGGAATGTGGCTACGGTTTAACCTTGAATCATCGACGCCGTTTAACGTGAGCGCGTGGCACGTATTCGATTGTAGGTGCGCTCAGCACACCTTCACGTGGCCCGAGCGCAGGAATGGCTTAGATAGATTCTTGAGCTTGCGCCGATGCTGGCTCAATCGTGAGTGGCCTATAGGCGCGCGCTCAGAATGTAGGCTGGACGTGGTAGGCAATCCGCGTGGCTCACTGTTGCGCCTGCCTAGACTTACGGGCTCACTAGATGCACATCTAGTGGTATGACTAGCCTGGCCCACGTGGCGTGGGCTAGGTAGCGCGCTCTCCAGTACGTAGCCATAAGGCTGTACTGGCTCACGCGTGGCCACGATGTAGCGCGTGGGCTCAGCATCTATGGTGTGCGCTACGTAGCGCGCTCTGGATGATGGACTGCGTTTCGACATGCGCTCTACTCCTCGTGTGACAACTTGCCTGGCTTCACTAGACTAGCCTGCACGTGGCTAGTTGTCTAGCGTGTACCAGTACATGCACCACGCGCCACGAGCCAGTAAAAGGCCCTACCCCCCCATGGCTTACCCGTCTAATGAGTAGATAGTGTCCTACCCGCGACAATTCAATGTGTATAAAGGCCTTTTTCATTGACAAGAGCTGATTTGAACGCTATGCTCTGGCGGAGCGGCGCAGACAGGAGGAGCAAACGAGCATTGGGGGGGATTGTGTCTCGGATTATCCCCAGTAAATGTTGATATAGGCGTGAAATAGGGCGCACACACCTGCACACTTAGGTGCACAGGGTGTGCGCTTAGTCATTTTAGGAGGGCGCACAGGGTGTGCGCACAGGTGTGCACATGGCTAGTAATAGTAAAGAAGCGGTGTTGGAAAGACAGGATAGATATCTGAGGGCCTACGCCGAGTTGGGGACTGTCCGGAACGCTGCGAAGGTAGCCGAGATCGACAGGTCTACGGTGGATCGGTGGTTCAAGGATGACCTACACGGTTTCCGGGCTAAGTATGATCATGCGAGGCAGAGCCACCGGGAGTATCTTGAGTCCAAAATGTTTGCGTTGATCGAGGAGATGAAGCCGGGGCAGAACCCGACATTGCTGATCTTTGCATTGAACGGGGCGTGGCCTGAGAAGTATAAGATGAACGTAGCCGGGAATGAGGACAATGCTAAGCAGACCCTCTCGGAGATCAGGAAGCTGGCTAAGGAAGCCAAGGAGGTAGTGGTACCGAATGGTGACGACGGTAACGGAGCTTCCCCAATACGTACAGACGCTGTATGAGACGGTAGGGTATAAGCCTACACCTGCCCAGGAAGAGGTGGTATCGAGTAGGAAGCGGTACATCGTGGTGGCTGGTGGTGAGCAGGCGGGTAAGTCGGTGGTGGCAGCCAAGTATCTATTGGCCCGGTTCGCTGAGACTGAGGATCCGGGGCTGTACTGGCTGGTTGCGGCGGACTACGAGAGGACCAGGGCTGAATTTGAGTACCTGGTAGAGGATTTTGGGAAGTTAGGGGTACTTAAAGAGGCTACCAAGCGGGTTGACCCTGGCAGGATCATCTTATTTGACGGCACCCGCATTGAGACGAAGAGTGGTAAGGATCCGAGGACGCTGGCGATGCGTGCGCCCAACGGGATACTGGGGTGTGAGGCCAGCCAGTTGGACTTGGAGACCTACCACAGGTTGAGATCCAGGCTTGCCCCCCGTCGTGGGTGGTTATTCATGTCTGGGACCATGGAAGGGTCGCTTGGTTGGTACCCCCAGTTGGTCCAGGCGTGGAGTCATGGGTTAGAAGACGAGGTAAGTTACTCTCTGCCCTCTTATAGCAACTTCCATCTATATCCTGGGGGCCGGGAAGACCCCGAGATGGACAGGTTACGGGCCGCCAGCTCCGATGAGTTCTTCATGGAGCGGATCGAGGGGATACCTTGCCCTCCGAAGGGGTTAGTATTCCACGAATTTCGGCCCGATGCCCACATAAAGGATGTCGAATGGATACCTGAGGAGCCTGTACACCTCTGGATCGACCCTGGATACGGAGATGCCTGCGCTGTGATGGCGGTCCAGATCATCGATGGCATGGTCAGGGTGTTCGATGAGATCTACGAGAGGGGCCGGGTGACCTCCGAGATCATTCAGATAGCAAGGAATAGGCCCTGGTGGGGTAAAGACGGTGAGTGTAATGTGCATTTCGGGGTGGTTGACGTCTACGGTACCCAACATCACAACATGCCAGCCGTCGCAGAACAGTGGTTGGCCGAGACCGGGCTCTATCTTTCGTCCCGTAGGGTCAGGATCAACGAGGGAACGGAGAGGTTGAAGACGTTCTTGAAGGTAGACCCCCTGACCGGGGCTCCCAGGATCATGTTTGACAACAAATGCCGGGGCATATTGAGTGAATTCGGGGCTTTATCTAACCCCTTTGACGGACAAACCAGGGTATATCGCTGGAAAACCGACCGGGATGGTAATATAGTAGGCGATATCCCGGAAGACCGGAACAACCACGGGATAAAGGCCACGATCTACGGCCTGGTCGACCAGTTTGGGTACGCCCACGCCGGGAATCGTAAGACTATTCGGGTGAAACACTGGTAACAGGAGCTAGAATTGGCTAAATGTGAGCCCGAGGAGATCGTCCAGGCAGTCCAACGGCACGCAGATGAGACTGATGCCCTCCGTGTGCGCATGGAAGAGGACTATGAGCTGTATAACCTGGCGGAATACGACGCCGGGGACGGATATGAGAGCTATACGTCCAACTCACCCCAGGTATACGCCGATAAGATCGTTGGTTGGCTCACTAACCACGAGATCATCATCCGTATGCCCTATAACAACACCCATGAGATAGATAGGCTGCGTTTTGATGCCAAAGAGAAGTTCTTGATCGGACTTTTCCGGGCCAATGACGAGCGTTTGACCCAATTACTCCTCCCATCAGCCCAACAAAGCCTATGTTGGTACATTTCTATGCGTGGTTGGTATGCTGGCCGCGCCCTCCTCATGAAAGATGACGATGGGGAGACCTATGCCGACTTCACGCCGTGGGATCCGCTCCATACCTTCTGGTGTATGGATGGGAAGGGACTGGACTGGGCGTGTTACCGGATCAGGAAGACCCGTGCCGAGATCGAGTCCGAGTACCCTGACTTCAAGCTAGAAGAAGGCATGAGCACCCACACCGGGTTCGACGAGATAGGGATCGACGTCTATGACTACTACGACAAGGAAGATAACTGCGTAGTCATCCAGGGATCCTTCGCTAAAGAGCCCACACCCCACGGTTCAAACCGGGTTCCAGTCATTGTCGGAGCTGTAGGCTCCCAACCCCCCATCCAACCCCGGCTAATGAACCGTTATAGCTCGGATACCTGCGCTAACTACGGCGAGTCCATCTTCAAATCGAACCGGGAACTCTTCGCACGGAACAACTTCATGATGTCTGTGATGTTGGAGTTGGTAGCGAGGGCGCGGAAGCAAGGGATCGTGGTACGGAGCCGGGACGGATCTAAGACACTAGATGAAGACCCGTACCAGGCCGGTGCGGAGATCAGCCTTGCCGAGGGAGAGGAAGTCGCGCCCCTGGGTCTCATGGAGATGGCCAGGGAGTCCAGCTCCTTCATGGGCCTGGTATCTGGTGAGATACAGAGGGGCTCCCTACCCTATAGTGTATACGGGGAGCTTCAGTTCCAACTCTCGGGTTTTGCTATAAATACCCTACGCCAGGGTATCGAGACCGTGATCCAACCCCGGCTGAAGTCTCTAGCCAACGCCTACTTGCAGGTCTGCAACCTGTTCTCCGACCAGTACGCGTCGGGTTCTTTCCAGACCATGCAGCTTGCAGGCTGGGCCAATAACCGAAACTGGTTCGACGAGATGATCGAACCCAACATCATCGAAGGGATAGGCGCACCAGAGATCACCCTGATCGGTGACCTACCGCAAGATGACATGACCAAGATGAATATGGCCCAGATAGCCAGAGACGGCCAGATGCCGCTCCTACCTGACCGCATGATCCGGGACGAGATACTCGGCTTGCAGAACGCTGACGAAGCAGATGCCGCGATCAAAGAACAACTGGCAGAACAGGTACTACCCGAGGCCCAACTCTGGTCACTACTTAAAGCAACAGAAGAACGGGGCCGTTCAGACCTGAGCCAGTTCTACTTCGGTCAGCTCATGGAAGTGATCATCCAGAAACAGATGATGAGAGCCCAGGGCATGATGCCTGGGATGGCTCCTGGGGGCGGAGCCCCGCCAGGGCCGGGAGGGCCGGGAGGCCCACAGCAAGGTCCCGCTCCCCAGGGTGTCTCACCTTCAGTGATGCCACCGGCCATGATGGGGACACCACCTCCGATGCCCACGCCGCAGGCAGGACCTAACGTACCGGCAGGTTCACCCAGGCCGGGTCGGATGGGTATAAACGAACGGCTAACAAGACTAGGCTTATTTCCACCGGGAGCATAGTAGATGGCGCAGATCACAGTCAGACTATCCGAAGCCCAAAGCGGGATCAAGGGCGGCATCTCTATTGGCACGGGTCGTTCTAACCTGGAGTCGGCTCTATCGGTAGCGGCTGCCGCCATCGAACGGAGCCACGGTTCTGTTGATATGGGTGCCCTGCGTGAGGCCATATCTGAGCAGAACGTAGGTGCTCCAGAGAATAACCAGGAACAATTAGAAGAATTCGAAGAAGCATTGGACCTTGGCATCAGTGCCGAGATATTCAACAGTGCCATCAATACCAAGGCTTTGATCAAGGCCGCTCAGGATAAGTGGGTCAACCAGGGGGCTCCGGTGACTGCCGCAGATGTACAGGAGATCGACGCACCGATCAAAGAGGTACAGCGAGCGGCGGCTATGACCGACTACAACCGGATGACCAACAGGGATCCCAGCCAGACCGTTGCCGAACTCGCCCCAGATAGTCCTACGTTATTCGGTATAGGAAAAGATACACAGATATCTGACCTGACTGATAAACAATTGGGAGACCTGGTAAAGCAGGGACTTGGCGGTCAGGGCATCACTGATAGCCTCTTCTGGTCAGCCAGGAACGAACAGAGCAGACGGGGCACGACGGTATCCACGAACCAGTTCACTGGAGCCCTGGAGTCTACCCCTTTATCTGAGGATGAGAAAGCTGGGTTCGTAGAAGGCAGCGATATCAATGGGGGTCGTGGGAGCGGTAAATTCGTCCAAATGACTGGTGATCCTACTCCGTTGGGGGAAATAGTCCGTGAGTCACCTGGCTCTGCGCAGGATGTAACCGCTAAAGATGACACACCGTACACCTTGTTCTTGCGTCAGTTACTTGGTACCGATCCCTCAAGTTGGGCTAATGACGCAGAGTCTTTTAACGCTCTTGGTGATATGGCCAGAGAGTACATAAGTAATAACCCTGACTATGGTACCAGTGCAAATGCCCGTAAAGCTCAAGCGGCTGATGATAACAATGTGATATCAGTGCTGCGAGATGCCATGGGGGACATACGCACCCTATCGGGCTTTGATACTTTGCCTATCGGCATATACATGAACACCAATCCCGGTATGTGGGGCAACCTTCAACCATCGGGAGCCGATCTTACTGGATACAATCTTGATCCTATGGATCCAACAACTACGACTACCTTTACTCCTAAGCTGCCCGATCCTTCTAGTGGCGGAGATCTTGGATTCTTAGAAGGGATCATGAACCCTGAACAGATGCAGGCTCTTGGCTTGAGTGCTGAGTCGTATGCCTCACAGGTGCCGTTCCAGACGGCCTGGAGACAACAGGCGGCGGCTACACCAGGATCTATGAACCCGTTAGCCCGTCGTGCTCTCGCGGCACAGAACCCGTTTGCCCAGTTACAGTATTGGTTGAGCGAGTCCCAGAGCCCCAGGAGTTTCTTACAGGACTATCAGCCCTGGAGTGCAGAAGGATTCGAGACTGGATTAGCCTCTGCTATGGAAAGCGCGGCGGCGTTTCCAACCGACTTTACTCAGATCGGCCCCGAGGATATAGAGGCTGCCAAATGGAAAGCCTGGCTTGCGCAACCAGAGAATATGATGTCGGCTGTCCAGGCCCCGACATTGATGCGTACCGACCCGTTCAAAAGAGATATGATGCGGTCTGCGTTCCAGAGGTTGTATGATATAGCGGCAAGCCGAGATCCAGCAGGTGGCGCAAACGTAGATATAGCAAGTCTGTTCGGGAGTTTAAGATAATGGTTGTTACCGGAGGAGTATTCGGAGCTAACCCATTCGCCAATCCCTTCGATACGGGGTTCGATATGACCCAGTCTGCCTTCAACCCTGGGCAGTTCGTACCGTTCGGCGATGTCTACCGTCAGATGACTGCGGAAGCACCGTGGACACTGAACCCACTGGGGCGTAAGGCCGCTGCTGCCATGCAACCATTACTCTCTACCCAGTACGCACTACAGCAGCCTGGTGTGAACATGCCCGAGAGTATGTTGGGTCAGAACCCGTACCGCCAGTTCCTACAGGGGAACCTATACGGCATGAACCCCGCGACACCAGGTGGTAGGTTCACATCCCAGTTGTCGGGACAGAACCTACAGACCAGGCTTCAGCGGATCGCTAACCTGATATCGCCAGGCGCGGCGGCGGCTACCAATCCCCTGGACATGGCACTACAACAGACCTTTGCCGACCCACAGAACCAACTAGCGGCGGCGGCACTACCTGCCTTACAGCGGTCTGCTCCTGCCATACGCTCTGCTTTACAGAGCGGGTACCAGAGATTATTCGATAGGTTCATGGGGGCTAACCCAACGGGTAACTTCTTACGGGCATCTCTGGGCATGGAGGGAACGCCGTTACCGGAATCTTTTTTAGCTAACCCGGCTCTAGGTATGGGTAGTGAGATCCAGAGTCTTAATCCTACGGTTCTACCTACGGCTGTGCCTACGGTGGAACCCGATCCTACTCAGACTGTGGAATCCGATCCCCTTGAGTCCGTTATAGCGAACGTTTTCGGGAATCCCGCTCTGGAAGGATCTTTCTTACCGGAGGATGTGACTATCACCGAAGAGTTAGAGACTGCCAATATACCTTCGCCATTCCTTGCAGCAGGAGAAAAAGATGATCCGATATCTCTGGTCGATATGTGGAAAGAGAGTAACGTCAGAGACGCCTCAGGATATATACAGACTGACAGGGGAGACTCCACCATCGACTCTTTGAATGTGACGGAAGGGACTCTAACAGCCCTGAGTCAGATACAAAAGGACCTCGCAGGTGGTCTGTACTCTAATAAACAAGGGAACCTGATGGTCGAGTCCATCATGAACGCCCAACAACCAGAAATGGCTGAGTGGATACGGATCCCAGGCCCTGCTACAGGCAAGGGGTATATACGAGTTGAGGATTTGGGCCGATTACAAAGGGGAGAGATAAAGGAAGCTGATCTCCCCGCTCTCAGCGAAGCTGAATACAATGACATACTCATGAAACACGGAGTGACCGCTACAGGCGCACCGCTCGGTAAAGCTTTCCAGAACCAACAAACATCCCCCGGAGTTGATTTTGTCAGAACTAAGGGTGGTGCCGTGATCAAGACTGACTGGCTACCAGACAGACTCAGGGCTTTTAAATAGGAGTAAGAGATGGCTCAACAATTCGGTGATTTCGACTTTACCAATCCCTTTGCGGATTTCTTGGAAGCCGAGCCCAGGGCCGCTTACTTCGGCTTGGGTGGACAGGGGCAAGCTACACCATATGGTAGTAGCCCACGCGAACGTCAGTTCTTCCAGGGCCAGTTCCAGAATATGTACAACCAGTACATGGGTGGGCTAGGCCGTGAGTTGGGCCAGGGGCAACTCCCAACCCAACGGTTCGGTGAATTCTTACAGGACTTCCCCTATAGCCAACAGTTCCAAGCCCTCCCCCCGTCTATGCGTGGGGCAGGAGTAGGACAATACGCACCACAAGCTAGGTTCTTGTACCAGTGACCTCACCCCGTCTCCCTAACCCGATAGGTATAACGTATGCTGACGACTACAGTCAGGTGCGTATGCCATCGCGCCCTGTGGCACCTACTGATACCGAACCCATCGTACAGGTAGGGACAGATGATCCTGTTGTCCGTAATGCGTTCGAACAGTATGTGTTAGACCATGCCGAGTTCGGGGCGATGGTAGCCCCACCCCGTGATACTCAGGGGTTCCTGCCCATACCTGGTCTAGAGGATATGCCTGGGGCCGACCTGCCCCATGGGGCAGAGACCTACGCTATACCGCCCGAGGTTGGTGGTCTGGTCACCGGACGTGGGGGTGAGGCTGCGCGTGAGTTCATGGCTGGTGCTCCCATGGCTGCCATCCAGGCATTTCAGAAATATGTTGACGAGCCCATAGGGGCCACCATCATGAGCGAGTTCGGCACTAGATCGCTCTATGACCGTCCAGAGCTTCCTTGGCCGACCCCTCTAGGCCCTGACCCTGAATTAGGTGCACCTCTAGCACCCTGGCAGGATGAGTGGCGAGAGCAATACCAACAACAGCCATTAGCTGCCAGACTGACCAGCGAGATACTCCCTTGGGTAGCAGCACCTGCGACAGCCCCTATCCGGGGAACTATCGCTGCCGCAGGCAAGACTGGCCCTATCGGATATGCCGGTGGGGCTGCTAGGACTGCGTTGCTGCCTTTTGCAGCAGAAGAGGCTGTAGGTGCGGCTCTACTAGGGGGAGGAGCGAAAGCTTTGGTTGGTGGGGCCAGAGCGATACCTAAGATCCCAGGTGCAGCCCAGGCTGCCGCCGAGTTGCCCTTTGAGATCTTGGGCAGACTGGGCGAGAACCTGATGGGTAAGGTCAAACAGGTCCATCGGTGGGCGTCACAGACAGATGCTACTAGACCCTCACGCCGGGTGGCCGTAGAGGCCCCTGACCCTGAGGCAGATGTTGCCCATTGGAGAACACCCAGGAACGTACCCGGTACAGAGTCTGGACGTAACTGGGCAGAGAGGTCGGTTGGCGACCTCAGAGAGGAGTTTGCCGCTAGGCATGGGATAACAGATCCTGAAGACGTGGCTACTATCGTGAGGATCGGGCGTGAGCCACTCAGGGTCATGGAAGATGCAGCTAACCAACTAGATCAGATCAGGTTACGTGATAGAGACTTAGACGAACAAATAGTTAAAGCACGTAGCGAGGGTAAATCATTAAGTTCTTTAGTGGAAGCTAAGAACGACCTTGTACGCGAACAGAAAGACATAGTTCAGAAAGTGTGGGCTGACCTGGAGGAACTTGGTGTTACTACGCGGGGTAAATCAGCAGAAGTCGCAAACCTCCATACTCTCTTCGGCAATATAAGAAAGAATGTCCGAGAAGCAGCGGAAGAAGCCGAGCAGGTTGTGGCCCGAGGACTCCTAGAAGAGCAGACTGGCAGAGTAGAGCCTACCTATTTCGGCGGCAAGAAACTAGATGAGCTATCTGACGACCAGCGCGCCAGAATTAATGCCGCCGTAGATGAGGATATAGCCATTAGAGACACGGTGAATACCAATAGATGGGGAAGCATCTTCCTTGGTAATCATAAACTATGGGATATCCCAATCCGTAGATTAGAGTTTCTGATAGCCGATGCCGCCATCACGGGTCGTACTATCGAGGATCCGTTTACACGCCAAAATATCCCGATCCGTTCTGTCCAGGGTGAGGAGGCTTGGCTAAACGCGGTCAAACGGGAATATGGTGATGGCTATACGCTCGTCACTCAGGGCGCAGACAAACTACCTAAGACGGTAGATGAAGCCATCCCCATGGTGCAGGCCCGTATCGACGAGGTTAGACGGTACTGGGGTGAAACCCTTACACAAGAGATGCGTCTGCGTATCAGCGACAACGATGCAGGATTAAGACGTCTTAAAGATCCTGAGATAGACATAGTAGACCCAGGCCCAGGTATACGAAATGCCTTTGAAGCTGACGGTCAGAGACTCTTTGAACAAGATGGTCGTGCTGGTGTGGGTGCTTACCGTGCTCGACTTGAGCAGGTCTTAGATGAGTGGATAGATTTTACCCGTCCTAGTGGGGCAGGAAAGACCATCGTCCCTAGATGGAAGGCAGGGAAGTTCAAGGGCGAAGAGATAAAGATATCGGCAGAACTACTCAAGGACATCCAAGGAAAGGCTGCGAAACGTAACCGGCTGCCTGGTATGAAGGCGGCGGTCATGCGCTACCTTGATGATATCGTGACCCGTCAGATCGACTCCGGTCAGAAGGGTGGAGTAGTTGAGATCCCCGAATGGATGGGGGCCATGGACGCCGAGGACTCACTCCACGGCCTGGCTAACGCAGCATATAAAGAGGAGTTCACCGCTGGTATACACACTCCAGAAGAGCTGGCTGTGCAGGCTGTGAACGAACGGGGCCAGGTACCAGACCTGAATGTCATCAATGCCAACGTAGAAAGGATGGGTGGTACCGAACCGTACACCAATATAGATGATGTGATCAGAGCCGCTGACGTCAGTAATGGAGGCGTATTCCAGAGCCCTACTGCCAGAGGGACTGGCATCGAGGTGATAAACAGCCAGTGGGTGATAGGCAGACCTCACGGTGCTAGTGACCGCGCAGACTGGCAGGCGTTCGACTTCTTAGAGAATAAATTTCATACCAATGCAGAGGGGAAAGTCTCGAAGTTCCGCAATAAAGAGAAGGCAGCGGAACTTCTCAATGCTGACCTACTGGCCAGGAACAGCAAAGCCCTGGATATGCGCTACGAGATAGTAGCCAGAGAGATAGATAAGGTAGACGTTGAAGTAGCTGAGGTATCTGCGATACTGAAGAGTGATGACTTCGACGGTGGCAAGCTCAGGGACGCTATACAGGACAACCCTGAACTACTGGATAACTGGGTCAAGACCATCTTTGTGGTCACCAGGAACCAAGAGACCAATAAGTTTATGATCGGTCTGTCCGATGAGGTGGGCGCATATACGAGTCCTACTTCATACGCGAATAAAGTTCCAGTATTCGACCCCGATCAGTTCTCTGACCTAGCGTTCTACCATAATCATATACGCAGCCAGGTCTTTGATTCCGAACAAGCGGCGTGGACTGCCGCAACTAACGATGCTCAACACATCATTGGAGATGGCGTCAGGCCAACTCCACGGATGTTAGAGAACGTGCGCTACATCAACGCCCAAACTCCTGGTGAGCCTCAGCTCGAACGGGTCATCCGTGAGGGTCTGCGTGACTGGCTAAAGACGAGAGATGCTGTCACCGCTGTAGAAGAATCAGAGAGAGCGGCCAAGGAGATCGTCTACCAGTTCGAAGAGCGCGGCGGTGTGGGCCAGTTCATGTCTAAACCTGGCAGTAACGAACCCATCCAGTACAAGAGTGAGAAAGCGGCCAAGAACTTCCTAACCAGCCTGGCCATCGAGCAGTCCGACCAGGGTATACGGTGGCGTCCGTATGCTGGCATAGATAACGGCAAGCCGATGACCGAGACGGAGGCCATCCAGAGGACAGGGGATACCGTAGCCGATGAGATAGGGGCTCGTAATAACGAGAGCGACCACACACCTGGTGAGACCCACACCATATCCGGTCTTACTGACGAGCGTGTGGTAAACCCGACAGTATCTGGCCCAGCCATAGCCAACTCCATAAGCTGGCCCCATACAGCAATAGACGGGCAACTCCACATAGAGACTAGCGCGATCATGCGCCTGGGTGACACCGACTATGTGGTGACTGACGTGCCTAACTGGGGTATCCAAGCCTACGCCAGGATAGGCTTGGATGCCGAACGTGCGTGGGTACCCATCGAAGGTATACGCCTAGACCCTAATACCGGACAGGCAGACGTGGCCCGATCCAGGTTCATTGACATGTCATTAGAAGAAGCAGAATGGGAACTTCAGTATGCAACTCTAGAAGAAGAAATAGAAGGCATCTATTACGGGATGGGTAACCCCGACCTAGAGACCATATCCCGTAGGCTGACGGCTGGACTTGAGGATGCACAGGGAGAGCACTGGTCACTGGAAGACTGGCAAGGCTTGAACGAATGGTTCGGCACCCCACATGCTACTGGGTTCTCCAAGGCATCTGCTGCTAGGGCTATGGAAACTCCAGCTCCTACTGTGCCTCAGGGCGGAGTTATTCCATGGGATACTCCTAATATGGGCATGGGTCGTCCTAAGAGTCCTCCTGGCCCTCCGACTGAAGTGGAAGTATTCCATGGTACCGACAGCCCCGCCGGTAAAATACAGGGGCTGCCAGATCTAAGAGAAGGTACGGAGTGGACATTCGGTGGTGTTCATTTTGGTACAAGAAAAGCCGCTACAGATCGGTTAGGTACCTACGACAAAGGTGGTGTTCAACCTGACCCGACTAAGTGGAGGGTGGTTCCCGTAGAGATCAGGCTCGAAAAACCGTATGGCTCTATTGATAATCCTATAGATGAAACAGAAATCTACGGAATGAATTTGCGTATTCATTTCAAAGAAGACCTTGATGCTGGCATACCACTGGCGGAGACGCGCAAACACCGGACGGGGTTCCAGCAATTAAAAGATGAAGGTCACGATGGCATCATATATAGGAATATATCTGAAGACCCAGACTCTATATCTTACTTAGTATTTGATCCGGTGAAGTCGGTTCTACCAAAGATAGTAGGAGACGATGCCCAGGCCCTACGCAGATTATTAGACAGTGACCCCGACCTAGAGGTCTACACAAAGAATGTCTCTAGAGAGAACAAGGCTGGTGGCCCACGGACGAAGGGAGTCCAGGTACGGGTCAGGTCTAAAGAAGGCGTAGCCCTAGACCCTACAGTAGCTAAGTACACCACCCGCAATACCTACGGGCCTACCTTTACTGGTGAGGACGCCATGCTGGATGCTCTGGCATGGGCAGATGAGGTTCGATATGGCCATAGGTCACGGGCTCCTGGCCATGTACCCCCTGAAGACCCCACCGACATGCTGTCAGCGGAGAAGGTACTGGAGCCTGATGAGGCACCGAAGCCTGAGACTCCGACCAAGAAGTCAACCAAGAAACTGCACAAGGTAAAGAAGGTAGAGGCAGACGCCGCCGCCGCCGGTGGTGATGGTGGTGGTCGCTACGTCAAAGAACTGGCCTTAGAGATAGCCGATGATGATAACCCTGTTGCTAAGCTGGCTAAGGTAATAAATCACTACGATCCGCTAGTAGCTAGGGCATCTGAGAAGGTACACGCTGCCCGTCAGCAGATAAGTGCAGAGATCATGGGGCAGATCGAATCTACTGAACTGTCTAAGATCCTGCACGGATCAAACAACGGTACAGAAACAGGTATCTATACCCAAGAAGCTAAGAATATAGCTAATAATATGATGGGGAAGCTCAGAGTACGACAGATCAGCGACCCTCTATCTACAGAATACCGTAGTGAGCTTATCGCCAAACTGGTAGATACTGGCGGAGACCCTGACCTAGCCCTTAAAGGTAACCCTCTAGTGGAATTCTCTCGTAAGGATGTAGAAGATCTTTATAAGGGAGTGCATGACTGGATCAAAGGGAAAGGCAGAGGCAGACCCATAACTGGTGCCAACGCTGTGCTGTCCATCGACCAGATCATGCGTGGAGACCTGCCCTATGCCAGTAACCTACGGATACTAGATGACATCTTCGATCTCAAAAAGAAGTACGGGGTGTCTCTGGAAGAATCCGCGAAGGGTTACATGAACAAGTCGGGCACGACTGCGGCCAGGTTCTGGGAGAACTTCCTAGACTTCCTGTCGATGCCTAAGGCCATCGTAAGCTCCCTCGACTTCTCGGCCCCACTACGGCAGGCTGTGATCTTAGGGCCTACCCACCCCGTAGAGTTCTTCCGTAACATACCTAAAGGACTGCGGTTACTGTTACACCCAACCAAGTCTAGGCAATACTCTGAGCTGGTTGATGACTATGTAACCGGGCGGTCTGGAGAAAGACCGTATGCTAACTTCCTTCAGGAGCACGGTCTATATATAGCTGATAAGAACGCAGGCATGTCGGGACGTGAAGAGTCCTTCGTATCTACTATGTTTGAGCGCATAGATGCTCTGAAGGACGACATGAACTGGATCAAGAAGTCGCTAGGGTACGCTCTGGCGATACCTAACCAGGTGGTACTTCGTTCTGAGCGCGGCTTCACTGGCTACTTAAACCTGGTCAGGGCGGATGTGACAGACACCATCATGGATAACTGGATCAAGGCAGGTAAGCTACACAAGGATGTATCCGGTGGGCTTAGGTACGGTCAGGGCGTCACGCGCCGGGACATGCAAGAACTAACCCTGTTCATCAATAGGATCACGGGACGTGGTGGCTTAGGTCCTATGGAGAATATCCCAGGAGCCACTAAGTTCCTAAACGCCGCCTTCTTCTCGCCCAGGTTCGTATCAGCCAGGATTACAGCCCCGCTATCTATACTTACCCCCAGGGGTATGGCATACCAGAAGTTCAACTTCTTCGGCGCGCAGGGCAGGATCCCTCTTGGCCCCAAGGTCACACTGGATGACTTCAATGTGTTGTTCCCACGGACAGTAAGAGCCCAGGCCATACGGGATCTATCTACTTTCGTGGCTACAGGCTCCACCATACTGTACCTGCTGTCCTTGCAGGATAACGTGACCGTTGAGCTAGACCCCAGGTCTCCCGACTTCGGCAAGGGGCGGATAGGGGCACTACGCTTCGACTTCTGGGGGGGCCACCAGACAGTGGTACGCTACGCCGCCCAGTTCATATCGGGGCAGGCCAAGAACTCAGACGATAAGGTACTAGACCGTCATCGGGCGAGCATCGCAGGAAGGAGCGTTCAGAGTAAGCTCTCTCCATTTGCTGGATTTGTAAATGATGTGTGGAGAGGGACTACATTTACTGGCGATGTTATGTCCTTAGAGCCTGGTAGCATCAAGAAGCAGGCATGGAATAGGCTAGGCCCACTGGTCGCCCAGGATATCAATGACGCCTTCCGAGACAGCTTCGGTCTGGGCTTGCTGGCTACGGCCATCGCGCCGTTAGGTGTCAGCGTAACTGTCTATAACGGCTTAAATGAGATAGGTCTTAACCTAGCCAAGGTGCTGAGAAATCCTGCAAGCGGTAAGACCTGGATGGACGAGACCAAAGATAGACTACGGAACAATACCAAGGACGTTAACGTCACCGATATGAACCAGTTGTATCCAGATGCGGTGAAGGCCATCAAAGATACGGACGAGTACCGTGCCGCTCAGGATGAAGCCTACTTTAAGGCTGCCGCCAAGAGACCTGAAGGAGCGGAGCTGGTGTACCAGAATCTCGGAGAGATCCGTGAAGCCAGCAGGTCTACCTACAACTCGATAGAGCAAGCCATGAACGGTCAGGCTGACCCTGACGGGATCATACCTATTAACTGGGCTTCGGACAGTCAGATGCGCACCATGGTCAAGGGAGCACTGGGTGATCTGGGTGCTATGAGTAGGTTGATGGAAGAGTCGGTTGACTTTGAAGATATCCTGGGCCGTAGGGAAGAACAGGCGTGGGATGTCATCGCCAATCTGTACTGGAACACGGAACCCAAGACCCTGGCCAACGGAGAGCTGGACTTCCGTGGGCAGAAGATATCACGGCTGGGCTTACAGAACGAAGTTAACAGCACTCACGGTGACGACGATTGGATAGGGCCTGGGCCTGTGATATGGACAGCCGATCAAGCAGAAGGCCGTCCTATCCACGTATGGGACTACATCAAAGGGGAGTTCGAAGACGGAACCAGGGTACCGTCTAAATACACTCACCTGGGCACACGCATAGACCGTGTTAAGTACCCGAAGGCATCGATATTCCTAGAACGTATGCGTGATGCTGAAGCTATCTACGAACAGGCATGGTGGGGGGTGCCAGACGATGTGCTGTCCAGGCTAGTGGGTTCGCTAGACCAGCCTGGTACGCCTGCTTATAACTACTACCAGTACCTACAGGCAGGCCCCCAGGCCCAGCAGGTACTAAAGAACGCGAAGGGGGTACCTGAAGCCATCGAGATCGTGGGCCTGATACGAGAGAAGAACCGTAGGAACATAGAACCAGTATTTGAGGGCCAGACATTAGAGCAGATGAGTATGACTTGGGGATTTGGTTTGTCTTCCGCTAAAACCATCCCAGGAGAGGCGACACGGCGGGATATCATACAAGCCTGGTCTCCAGCAAACGCCCCAGAGATACCTACGTTGTCGAATACACCGGGATTGGAAGACCTCATGGCCCCAATCGGTAGCACTAGATAAGTTGACACTTAGAAAAACAAGGGGATAGGATTTGATCATGACGACAGATAATCAGTCATATGACGTAGACGCAACCATCGACCTGGCTATCGCAGAGACTCCCTTGGAGCCTGTAGATGAACCTGGGCCTGTTGATGATCTACCTGTTGATAATGCTGAGACGGTTACTGAGGCGATTGAAGCTGGAAGCGAACCAGCAGTACCGCCTCAGCCTGAGGTATCGACACCAGGAGTTGTTACTCAAACACCAAATGAGATACCAGACGTCACGAAGCCGTTCGAAGCCCCTGGTCAAACGAATAGACTCCAACAGCTTGAGCAACAGAACCTACAGTTCCAGCAGCAGCAACGACAGCAGCAGCTAGATTCCGAGGTTTCAAAGATCCAGAGTGAACTGGAGGGTCAGGGATATCTGCCCGAGCAGGCATCACAGATCGCTACCACCCTGAAGGAGCAAGCAGAACGAGAATCAAAGATAGTAAATGCAGCCCAACAACGGGAGGCATTTTTACGAGGGCAGTATACTGCCGCCATCAAGTTCGTTCAGGACTACGGCCTCAACATAACCGATATCGAAGGGCTGCGTGGCTACAATACCCCGGCAGAGATGGAGCGTGAAGCCAAGCGCATGTCGGAAACCAAGGAGATGCAGACGAAGCTTGCTGGCTACGAACAGGGCCGGGTACCATCCCAGCAGTTCGATACAGGGCAGTCTTCGCCAGCCTCTGGCAGGAGCCGGGACCGGCTTCTAGACGACTACATCAACGGTCGGATCTCTTTGTCGCCAGAACAATACAATCGGCTAACAAACGGGAGGTAGGCTAGATGCCACAGACTTCAACTACAGGCTCACTAGAAAATGCCAGTCGCGAGATGATTGCGGCGGCCAGATTCACTGAGGAGCATAACGCTCCCTGCATGGAACTTATTGAGAAGTTCAACCTTGAGAAGGGTTCTGACACCCTGATCGTCCCCAAGGTAGCGCAGATGACCATCGGTGCTCTCCAAGAGGGACAGGACATGATCGACGAAGAAGAGATCGGGATGTCCACCATCAGCGTCACGACCTCTGAGATCGGTGCCAAGATCATCATCACTGACCGTCTGCTCCGCCAGAACTCCCAGGATATCTGGAGACTGGTCGGACGTCAGATGGGTGACGCCATGGCCCGGAAGAAGGACGAGGACGTTATATCC